ATTATCCACAGGTGTATAGATACAATAAAAACTTTACACGCTGGGAGTTACTAGATAGTTCAGATCAAACTACAGAAGACGGTATACTATTTGCTGATGCTAGATGGAACGGTGACGGCACTGAAGCAGAAGAAGGTGATATCGTAGACTTACTTACAGATAACTTCTTAGATCCAGACGCTCCTGATCCAGCACTATATCCTAAAGGTATGTTGTTATGGAACTTGAGACGTTCTGGTTTTAACGTTAAGAAGTTTGTGCGCAACTACATTGATTTGACTGCAGATAACAAAAGATTTAACGACGAATCAATGAGCAGCTATTATCCACACAGATGGGTAACTGAATCTGCTAACCAAAATGATGGTTCAGGTTCATTTGGTAGAAAGGCTCAGCGTAAAGTAGTTATTCAAGGCTTACAAGCAATGGTTAACAGCAACCAAGACATTAGAGATGACGAATCACGCATCTTTAACTTAATGGCTTGCCCAGGTTATCCAGAGCTTATTGGCGAAATGGTAACACTAAACTATGACAGAAACCTAAGTGCTTTTGTTGTTGGTGACTCACCATTTAGACTTACATCTGATGCAACTACATTAAACAACTGGGGTAACAACGTAGCAGTTGCAGTAGAAGATAACGATGACGGTCTTGCAACATCAGACGAATACTTAGGTATCTTCTATCCAGCAGGCTTCTCAAGTGATAACTTTGGCAACAATATTGTTGTTCCAGCATCACACATGATATTGCGTACTATTGCATTAAGTGATCAGGTTTCTTATCCATGGTTTGCACCAGCAGGTACAAGACGTGGTGGTATTACTAATGCATCAGCAGTTGGATATGTAGACGACGAAGGCGAGTTTAAGTCAGTTGCACTAAATGAAGGACAACGTGATACACTATATGGCGTTAATGTTAACCCAATCACATTCTTAACAGGAGCAGGACTTGTTAACTTTGGTCAGAAGACTAGAGCTAGAGGTGCTAGTGCTGTTGACAGAATTAACGTAGCACGTTTGGTGATTTACTTACGCAGTCAGCTTAAGAAACTTGCAAAACCATATATCTTTGAACCAAATGATAAGATCACACGTGATCAAATCAAACAAGCAGCAGAAAGTTTATGTCTTGAGCTTGTAGGTCAAAGGGCACTTTACGACTTCCTAGTTGTGTGTGATGAATCAAACAACACACCTGCAAGAATAGATCGTAATGAACTATACTTAGATATCGCTATAGAACCAGTTAAGGCTGTAGAATTTATTTACATTCCACTTAGACTTAAGAATACTGGTGAAATTGCAGGTCTATAATATGATAAATAATACTATAATTAGGAGTTAATAGAATGTCAATTTCAACACTATCAAAAATATCGGTTCCATTAGCAGACGGACAGCCTCAAAACCAAAGTTTGCTAATGCCAAAACTCCAGTATCGCTTTAGAGTGTCACTGGAAGGTTTTGGAGTTAGTGCTGGTGAAGTAACAGAGCTTACAAAGCAAGTGGTTGATGTGACTCGTCCGGTTGTTAACTTCGAAGAGATTGAAGTACACGCTTACAACTCAAGAGCATACCTAGCAGGCAAACACGCTTGGGAGCCCATTACATTGAACTTACGTGAAGATGTAACAGGTGGTGTGCAGAAACTTGTTGGTGAGCAAATGCAGAAGCAGTTTGATTTCTTTGAACAATCAAGTGCTGCATCAGGTATTGATTATAAATTCACAACAAGAATTGAGATACTAGATGGCGGTAATGGTGAAGCAGCAGGCGGTGTACAAACACTTGAAACATTTGAATTGTATGGTTGCTTTATTCAAAACGCTAACTACAATACTTTAGCATATGCAACAAACGAACCAGTTACAATTACTTTAGCAATACGCTATGATAATGCTGTACAGTTTGGAGCAGATAACAAGCAGATTGGTATTGGTACAGACGTAGGTAGAACCATTGGTACACTTATTACTGGTGGCGGTAACCCAGGTTAATAGCATAACCACAAACTAAACAAAAAAGGAGCCTCGTGCTCCTTTTTTATTTTATACCCACTTAATTCCTTAAGATAAATATTAGTATGGCAAACTTATTCGAACAATATTTTAATAATGTAGCACAAGGTATACTAAACCCTAAAGGCAACATGGGGGACTTTGCTCACGCTGCTAAGTTATATAATGATAGTGCATTTAGATTATCACCTAAAACAAAATTTCTTTATCATTGTGTATTCGAATTAAGCCAAGACGGTTTAAGTACAATGAACACGTTTGCTGCAAATGCAACTTTGCAAAATGAGTTTAATCTTTTAGTAAAAACCGCAGATTTGCCCAAAATGAATTATAATGTAACAACCAAAAATCAATACAACAGAAAGAAAAACGTACAAACATCAATAGAATATGATCCTGTTAATATTGCTTTTCACGATGACAGTTTAGGTATAACAACTGCTCTACTAGAAGGTTACTATAGATATTACTACAAAGATGGTAATCACAATATTGACGGCGGGCTAGTTTTTGATCCCCGCAATTTATACAAAAATGATACTGCGCATACTTTTAGATACGGTTTTGATAATGACAGTCGCGGTCCGTTTTTTGACAAGATTACAATTTATCAATTAAGTAGACATCAGTATACAGGTTTTACTCTAGTTAACCCTATAATTACAAGCATACAGCACGATTCTATGGATCAAGCAGATGCAACAGGAATAGCTCAAAACACTATTTCAGTTGCGTACGAAGGTGTAATTTACACTAGAGGCGGAACAGGCGTTGGTGAACCAAAAGGATTTGCTACAGACCATTATGATAATTCTCCAAGTCCATTAGGAGTTCTTGGAGGCGGCGTTGATAATATATTTGGTAGAGGCGGCGTATTAGATGGATTAGGAGATATATTTGGCGACATTGCTGGAGGAACTTTTGGTTTAGATACAGTTATAACAGCAATTAATACCTATCAAAATGCAAAAAATATAAATTCTGATAGCATTAGGCAAGAAGGTATAAACATTGCTGCTGGAGCATTAGGTGGTTTAGCAACAACAGCAGTAACATCAGTTTTATCAAATAGCAGCTCTGGATTGTTAGACGCTGTATTTCCTAAAAGCACAGGAACAGGCGGATCTGCTGCTACTGGAACACAAAGCGGCTCTAGTGCAACAGCAGGAGGTTCTGTAGATACAAGCAGTGCTATATATCAAGAAAAAGTTACCAATGGAAATACATTTGGTGATACACAGGTTGGCACTCTAATTACAGGCGGAGGAGGAGGATAATGAGCAATCTACCTAAACAATCGAGCACAGATAGTGCAGATAAAGTAAAAACTTTTTTTGATAGATATTTTACAAAAGAATTAAGTTTTGCAGCAAATGATGTAGATTCGGTAGTAGGATTTTTTACAAAAAGAGGTTTTGATACTGTGTCTGCAACTTCTACAGCAGTAGTGCTTTTACAGCAGGCTAAACTTGATAACGTCAAAATTTTTAAATTAGTGGAAACGTTGCGTGGCCTAAATGACGTTCAATTATCAGCTCTAGTTGCTGAAGTTTTAAATTATAACCGAGATAAAACTAGTACATTAGGTTATAGAATAACACCAAAAACAGACACCACTGAAGCAAGAAACATAGTGGTATAATATGTCTAAGTTTGCACAAGGCAAATACAACCTCAAAAATCCAGACAAATATGTAGGTACAAAAACTCCTACATACAGATCTAGTTGGGAATTTGCGTTTATGCGCTTCTGTGATGAACATAAATCTATTATACACTGGGCATCAGAGCCTATTAAAATTCCGTATCGAAATCCGTTAACTGGTAGACAAACTATCTATGTTCCAGATTTTTTTATAGCATATGCAGATGCCAAGGGTAAACAAAGAGTTGAAGTAATAGAAGTAAAACCAGAAAACCAAACATTAAAAGAAAAACTTGGACGCAGTAAATATAATCAAGCGAGTTGGATTAAAAATCAAGCCAAATGGGAAGCTGCTGCTAAATGGTGTAAATCAAAAGGAATATTTTTTCGTGTTGTAAACGAAGGTGATATTTTCCATCAAGGACGTAGAAGATAAATAATAGTAGCAGTTAATGGTGACCCTATGACTAAAAAATTAGAAGAATTACTCAATTTACCAGACAACAAAGAGCTTGTTAAACAAACTGAGCAAGAAATTAAAAATAAAGAAAAAGCAGAACAAGCAGTAGTTGAACAACAAGATACAGTAAGAGATCTAGCGGAACTAGACAAAATTGCCAGCGCATTGCCTGCTGTAAAAGGATTAGGCGAAAAAGCAGATGCCGAACTAGAAGATATTGCTCAGCGAGCTTTAGAAGCATACGAAGATCTTATGGATTTAGGCATGAATGTTGAAAGTCGTTACAGTGGTAGAGTATTTGAAGTTGCAGGCGGTATGCTTAAAACTAGTTTAGAGGCAAAGACCGCTAAACTGGATAAAAAATTAAAAATGATCGAGTTGCAACTTAAAAAAGAAAAAATGGATAGAGATTTTTCACCCGAGGATGGTG